TCAGCAATTTTAGTATTAATTGGTTGTTCAATTGCTACTAACTCATCATCTTTCAATGAGAAAAAGTTATTGAAATTTTTTGGCTTTTGAAAATAATCTAATATAAGATTACCATCTTCCAAAAATTCAACCATCTCTTCTTTAGTGGAAATATGTACTTTGTGTTCTTCGAATTCTTTTAGATAAATGTCTTTCATTTTTACTTTCAACATATCTTTAAGATTCATCATCTTATCGGCTTGTGATTTGGAAATGCGAAGGCATTTATCTAAATATTCTTGTAGTGTTTCGTGCATCGCCGAACCAAATACTGAATGTATATTTGATGTTGATTCGGATAACTTATCAATATAACTTAATTTATATTGTTGTGGACAACTACTCCACATACTATATTGTGAAAATGAAACTCTAGCCATTTGTTTTTATGTTTATACAAATATACAACTTTTATTTCATTATTCCAAATTATATCTTCAATTTTAGCTTTGTAATTTGCTTTTTATCAGTACCATATTTTTCAGAAATATATTTTATATTTTCTCTACCTTCGCGTGTAGCATATAAAATATCCAAATATTCAATTGCTTGATTTTCTGAGCAGCTGTATTCTTTTTGTAATAATTCAATTATAAATGATTCATACTTTTCAGCTGATTTGCCTTTCATATATTTCAAAAAATGTCTACCCTTTGGTATAAGATTAATATACAATTTATACATATCTTTTGGTTCAAGCGTTTGAGTCAAAGGCAATATAGTTGCAATGATTTCAATCCAATCAGGATTCATAGAAAGAAATCTATTAATCATAAAGTTACTCCAAGTCTTTTTATCTTCCTCCGATAAATTATCGTAGTACTTTGGGTCTTGTTCGTTTGTGATTGCTTTAATGTGGTCAAATAAACTTTTACCAGCCATATTAATTTATTAAAGGATTTTTCTTATCTTGTAATTCGATTGGTAATAGTTCTTGTAATGGTGCACCGCAAGCAGTACATAAATACATTTCAATTGGAATAATTGTATCCTGTGGTTGCCCTGTCATAATTTTACTTAATTTCTTAAATCTAACACCTGGCATAAATATTTTACCACCACATTCACACACCATGTCTCTTGCATCATTTAGGTTAACACCTAATGGCAATCCGTTTTGTCCTTCCATTATCTTATAATGTTTATAATTTGAATTAATAATGATGCGAATACAATCTCCTTATCAACAACCAATGCATCTTTAGCCTGAGCTTCAGCGATTGCTAAAATGATATTTGCTGTGTTACCACCTGCGTAATCATCTACTTTGTCATAAAGATATGTATACATTTCGGTATAATCATTCATTTGATTATCCAACACCATTTGTCTTGTTTTTAAATATAGATTTCTCTTATCATCGTTGCCTTTTAAAGCATCTACTAATTTGTTTCTGAAATCAGATTCAATCATAATTGCCTTATCTACTTTCAATTCTCCTTTATTAGATTGTAATTGGCAAGTATTAAGTATTCTTCTAATATCAGGATAGTATGTACTTACTACATCAGCTACATTCTTAATATCATAAGTAATCTTTTCAGCATCTAATATTTTAGCTGCCTGTATTGCTACATCCTTTTTAGTCGGAGGTGTGATTGCAAATGATTGACATCTACTCTGAATCGGGTCAATGATTTTCTCAATATAGTTACAGGTTAAGATAAATCTACAATGCTTACTAAATGTTTCCATTAAGTTACGAAGGATTGCTTGTGCGTTTGGAGTCATATAATCAAACTCATCCAAAATCACAACCTTAAATCCTGCAAAACCTACCGATGATGCGAAGTTCTTTACTTTGTTACGAACGGTATCCACATTATTCTCATCCGATGCGTTAATAATCATAAAGTCGCATTTGATTGTGTTTACAATTAACTTTGCTAATGTAGTTTTACCTGTACCCGCTTTTCCATAGAACAATAAATGAGGAATATCATTTGTATCCAAATATTGCTGAATGGTTTCCTTAATGGTTTCATTACCAACATAATCAGCTAAAGTTTGTGGGCGATATTTCTCTACCCATAAACTATGCTCTTTTTTACTATTTTCGTTTGCGAAAAAACTCATATTATTTTCCAGTTGAACCAAAGCCGCCTGCGCCTCTTTCGGTGTTATTTAATTCATTTACTTCTTCAAATTCAGTTGTTGGATGTGGGATAATCATAATTTGACAAATCCTATCACCAACTTTATATGCAATGGAATCCAATCCATTTTCTTTTTTGAATGTAGCTTGGATTTCGCCTCTATATCCACTATCAATTACACCAACTGAATTTGATAATATTAATTCATACTTCCTAATTGATGAACGAGGAAATACCAATCCTACAAATCCTTTGGGAATTTCTAATGCAATATCAGTTCCGTATGTAACATCGAATGTTGTATTGGATATAATTTTAGTTGCTACTAAATCCATACCGGCATCCCCACTTTTTGCGTATGTGGGGATAACGGCATCGGAATGTAATTTTTTAATCTTTACTTTCATTTTCTTTTTTTCTTTCTAATTTTGTTTTCTCTGAAATTGGTTTTGGAAATATTCTAAAACTCATTCCATTTTGGTTAAAAGAAATACCCTCTCCTTCAACGGAATTAATATTAATTACCATAGGGGCGCCTTCTCCTCCTTCTTTAGTCCAAGCAAATATGATTGGTTCATTATCAAAAAATTGAAAACACCACTCTGCATCTAAAATTGGAGTTGATTTGGTTGATTCAATACTACCTGCTTCTTGTTGTTGTAATTCCTCTTGTGGGAATAATTCATAACCAACTTCTGTTGGAAATAATTCTAATTGTTCTTTTGCCATTTTATTAATTTGAGATTTCTACTAAATAATATTTACATGCAAACTCATCGATTTTAAATTCAATATGAGCTAATCCATCAGTAGAAACTTTTAATTTAGCCGATGTTGCTTCTTTGTTTGCTGTAAGAATTTCTTTTAAATATTTTGCTGAAAATGATATTGGTTTAACCTCACCATCAAATCCTTTGATAGCGATAAATGTAACTCTATTTGTAGAAATAGTAGAATAACCAATAGCCATTTTCAAATCACCACCTTCACTAAATACAGTGAATGTATCTATATCAGATAATGCACCTTTTGCTTTGATAAATTTATCAATCATATTGGATGACATATCAATTGAAATACCAAAATCAGGCATTGCTTTCAAATCCGGCACAGATGGTATTACACCTAAATCTGCTAATTGATATGATGTTTCAGTTTCATCCGAAGATAACTTCAATACAGTAGCTTTGTCGCCGGCCATATCAACTTTTAAAGTTAAGTCATTATCTAAAATACCTACCAAATTCTTTAATAAAGAAGTTGTATAAATACCAATGTTAAATGGTGTTGATGTGAAACCATCAAAATCCACTTCTCCTAACATTGTTTTATCATCAGAAATAAATCTTACTGATAATTTGTTTCCTTCGGCGTTCCATGCTACCGATTCGATTACTCCACCTAGTGAGTACTTTTGAATAAAGCGTAATAAATGTTGCTTGTTCATACTTTTTGTTTTTGTTTTTATTTAAATTTTAATTATTGTTTTACAAATATACGGAAAATTTTTTAAAAAGCAAAGAATTTCTTTGCCGTTTTTGTATCATTTGATGCTTTTTCCCATTTTAGGGCGTTATAAAAATCATCAACCTTATTTTCTAACTCTGCTTTATATATCATATCTCTATCAATATATTGTTCCACAAAGTCCATAATTTCTTTTGGGTCGTTATAATCCTTAAATGCCACCGTATCCAATCCTAATGGATTATTTTTAAGGTATACCCACTTTACTTTATCACCATCTCTAATTGGTTCGTTTTTAAACGGACAATCAAAGAACTTTAATAATCTATTGTATGTTATTCCAGCTTTAACGTGTGCGGGTGTTCCTTTCTCAAAAGATGCGATTGATAACCCACTATCTTTTCTCCAAGTTCCTTTATCGTACTTACTCAATTCTTTAATTGCTCCACCCTTTGCTATCTTATTAACAGGTAGATTAATCATATTGTTTTTAAATTCTAATAACTTCTTATCAACATAATCATTATCCTTACCCATAAGGATATCTTTTAACATACCACTCATTTGGTCCTGAAATGCTTTAGGGAATGATGAACGAACTACATCTAAACCTTTTACGTCCAACTTATCACATTTGATACCATTCTTTAATACCATCCATTGTGCATATCTCTTCTTTGCTACCCAAAATCCTGCTTTACTGATATATTCTTTCTTAATCTCAAATCTATGTTTCTCTTTTGGAATAAAAAAGAATCTTTCTGCCAACATATCATAGAATGAGTTTAAGAATGTTTGTGTTTCAGTTGCAATGTTATCTACCTCAACTGCCATTCGTTGCTCATCAAATTCTTTATATTCTGGGTATCTATGTTTTACCAAAGGTTCTGCCATCATATAAATTGAATCCGTATCAATATAAACATTGTAGTCATCGGTTGTTCCTAATTCTTTCCAATATTTTCTATTTGCCATTTCAGCAGTTTTCTTAATCACTACCTGACCTGTTAGGGTTACTGCTTCAGCGTTATCCACATCATAGAAACGAAATGCTGGTAGACCTAATACACCATACATTGAATTCAAAAGAATCTTTTGTACCAATTGTCGTTTTGCATAGAATTCATATTTTTCAGTATCACCTGCTTCGCCAAACTTTTTCTCTAACTTTCTGAACTCCACACGTTTATCAAACCAGTTGTTAAGAATATCTGCGATTAGACCGGGTTTATCTTGTGTGTAAAGAACTCCATTTGCTGCAACACCTAAATTACTA